AGTAGATCGTCCCTATAGCGTCCTGCCAGGCACCCTCGGACAAGTTCGGGTCCACCATCGACGCCGCTAACGCGATCTGCGCGTTAGCATCCCCGATGATCGCCGTGTCGCTCGCGATCACCTGCCCCTGCGGGGTGGTGGGGGCGGTGTTGAGTGCGCTGCCATAAGCGGCGGTGAAGTCCGCCGCGCGGCCCGCGAGTATCTGTGCCTCGGTAGGCACCACCGGCATGCCGTTCACCCAGGTGATTGGCGGAACGTTGGTCGCGGGGGCGGTCACAGCGGGAGCGTCGTCTGGTTGCCGTCAGTGTCGGTGATGAGCACCTGCCCGATCAGACCGCGCTTCGCGTTGGTCCCGCCAACACTCGCCTGTGCGCTCGCCACATCCGGCACCAGCTCCGCCTGCGTCTCAAGCTGCGAGGTGACGTAGGAGGTCGGCGGGCGCTGCCCCAGAATGCGCTGCCAGTAGGCGACGCCGAGGCTGTTGTTGTACCAGCACTCGCCGAGGAAGGTGCTGAGCGCGGTCGCTACGTCCTGCGCGATGGCGTACGGGGCGGAAGCCACGGCGATGTTACCGGCGGCGTCGAGGCAGGAGTCCCCGGTGTCCCACGAAAGTAACCAAGTCGTGTGCTGGATTGTCACGTCGCCCTGCTCTTGCACCGATCAAAATGAAAGCGGGACATGAACCCAGGATTGTTGCTGATCACGTCACAATGCGAACAGGTTGACGGAGGTCTGGCGCGTTTCGCCGCAGAAATTTTAATCTTGGCCTCTTCAGACATCGGACGACGCGCATACGGCCGTGGCTTGCCGCGTTGCGCCTCTGACATTTTTCTCTTCGTCTCATCTGAACGTACTTTTCCGACGTTGTATTTGTTACCCACTTTTGTGGTGCCGATCTTGCGGCGCGTTTCCTCAGAGACGGAATGCCCCATCATTCCAGCGGAAATCTTCGCTCGATGTTCTGGCGATCGAGTGCTACCGCGAGGACAGCAGGTTTTACCGGTGGGCACTCCACGACGTCGATCAGAGACTTTTCTTTGATTCTCAGTCCATTCGTAACCGATGGGGCCCTTGCCGCCATCCGTTAGGTTGTACCCATTCGGCGCACGCGTTCCGAATGCTTCGATCGCCTTCTGCTCAAGATCGTAGAGGTAGTCCAAACTGCTGGCGATCACCAACTTCTTGGCGGTGAAGCCCTCGTGCTTTCGTATCGCCGCGTACAAAGGACGATTTAAAACCGCCTTTTTCGCAGCGCAACGATGCTGTATCAGTCGCCTCTCAAGACTCTTCGACGTAATGCCGACATACAACTTACCATTCGGAAACGTCAGCATGTAGAGACAACCGTTCATGGATCGCTACACCGGAGGCCCGGTGACGCCGCCCTGCGGATCTGGGTGGATGTGCGTGCCAAGTACCTTGCTCGCAGCGTCCGTTATCTCGCCCGCGCCACTGATCGTGGCGCCGTTGGCGTTGATGGGTCCTATCATGTTGATCTGCGCCCCTTGGATGGTGATCGTATTGGGCGACAACAGCGTGATGCCCTCCGCGTTCGCCAGAATGTACTGCGTGATCGCTGCGGCGCTGACGACTGAGTACAGGTAAATTAGATCCGAGATGTCGTGTGCGCGCGCCGAACCGGGGGCCGCGAGCCCAGCGGAAGCAATCACAGAGCTGATGTCGCGATCGCATGCGATTGCCAACCCGATGTCGTTCACCGACGGATCGACAACGATGGCAGTCGCGCCGGCCTGAATCCGGCAGAACTGCGCGCCGTAGGTCACGCCCAACGACCACAACTTACCCGCGCCGTCCACCGTTTGCACCAGCGGCTGCACGTCCACCGTGCCGATCGCGGGCGGCGCGCCCACGCCCGGGTGCACCGCCACGACCTTGACCGGGATCGCGGTGCGGATGTCCTTGATGAGCGACAGGATCAGGGCCTGTGTGCGCAGCGCCTCGACCGCCAGCTCTGAGGGGCCGAAGTTTGGTTGGGCAGCGGCGGTCATGAGTCGGGTGCGGCTAAGACCGCGGTGGTGAACCAGGGTCCTCGGTCAACCATCGTACTCAGGGAGTGCTGCGCATTGACGATGTTCCAGAGCCCATTCGCCTTCGTCAGGCTGGACCCCATCACGTTCATCTGTCGACCCAACTGCACCTGCTGATTAAATAGCAAGGTGACAATGATGCCCTGCTCCCAGTACCGCGGATAACCGACCATCGCGGGCGTCGTGCCAGGCCCCACATCGATCACCACGTCATCGACCGTGCTGCCCCGCGGCCAAACGGAAATCGTGCCGCCGCTCAGACTCCAGGCGAATTTCGCGGCGTCCGCGATCTGATCGATCTGATCTATTACTGACCCGTAGGTCGCCTGATTCCGCAGCACCGCGTGCGCGCCACCGAGGTTGCTGAAGGTCAACCGGGCTGCGGCGCATAGCGAAGCGATCAGACCCTCCGCGCTCTGCGCCCCAGGCTGCGACTGCGCGGCGATGGGGTTGGCACCTAAGTAAATGCCGGCGACGTTGACCTCAAAAGCCGACTCCGGCGCATCACCCAGGTCGATGAATGATTCCCAAATCGGCGCCAGCACCACCTGCGAAAGGTTGTCGCCTAAGTCCCCAGCCTCTATCAACAACTCGAACTGATCCACGCCCAGGGCGGTCGGGATCCTCGCCGAGTAGGCGTTCATCTGCGCCATCGACAGCCCCCAGATCTTCACCTGCGCCTGGGTGCCAAGCCTTCCTTGATTGGCCTGGATGTTGGCCACCGCGCGCAGGCCGCTGACCGAGAGCGTGCCGGAGGCAGCACCACTAAAGGTGAACTGCAACTCCTTTTGAGTGAAGGCCATTCAATCGGACTCGTAGACCAGGATGTAGCGCGACCCGAGCCCCGCATAGTTCGGGTCGCTGCCGCCCTGGGTGTCGACGAAGTAAAGCCACCCGGCGAACCCCAGGTAGTCATACCTGACCCATCCAACTCGGTCACAGCAATATCGGCCCGCAATGATCTGCGCTCCGGACACGCTGAGACTCGCGAACAGTCCGGTGGCCATCTGTTGCAGCGAGACCTCACACTCCTGCCCGCCGAGCGTCGCCTGGAACGTCTGCGCCGGCAGCGCCTTAAGTGGGAGCACTTGCTGCGTCATCAGAATGCGTCCCCGGAGCGCGGCATGCCGCCATTGCCGATGGTCGAGAGGTTAGGGATGAAACCCGTCACCGGCAGCGCCACCGGAGGCACCGGAGGATTGGAGATTGATGACTGCTGCGAAACGCTTGGCGTCGCAGATGACAGGGAGCCTAGGTTCGCGGGCGGCGCGCCCTGCGGCGCGGTGGTAGGAGGTGCGCTCACGACAACGTTGGTCGAACGCTCCTCCACCCACTGCGTGTCGGCCCAGATCGTTATCGCGCCGCGCTCGGCCTTGCGACTGTAAGCGAACCTCTTCAACGCCATGTTGGAGTAAGAGTCATTCGGCAGCGCGAGCGTCACCACCTGCGTCCCCTCGCGCAGCGCCTTCAGAGTGGAGATAAAGGAGGTGTACGGCATCTCAATGTTCTGGCACGCCAGCAACAGCCTTATCGACACCGGTTGCTGCACCCGGTTGTAGGCCTCGAACTGCCCCAACTCGATCGGGTGCGAGTTGATGGTGGAATCGGCGCTGACGTCCAACTCGACCGCCGAGTCCGGGAATATGACCGTTTTGCCGTTCTGGTCCAGGACTGCGTAGGAGGGATCAAGCGGCTGCAGGCCCAGCCCCGCGTACAGCGCGCTGCTGCCGAACACGGTACCGGCCGGTAGCCCGAGCTGCACGGCAAGAGCCGCAGAGACCCCGGCGGTGCTGGCCGCAGCGCTGACCGCCGCCGTAGTCTGCTGCCGGGCCAGCACCGGCACGCCGGGCATCGGCGGCACGTTCGGGTACTGCGCGCCGCTGGCCGCCGGGTTGTCGACCGTTATGCTGCTGTCAGCCGTTATGCTGCTGTCGGCGGTGAAAGCCCCGCCGACGGGCGGCACGGGCGGCGGAGGCGGCGAGCTACCTGGGGGGTTGTCGACCGTGATGCTGCTGTCGGCGGTGACGTCGTAGCTGTCGGCGGTAAAATCGGCACCCGTGGGCGTGGGCCCTGAGCCGGCAGGCGGTGAGCCGGAGCCGGCCGGGGGAGAGCCGGAGCCTGCGGTAAAAGGTGGGTCGGCCACTACTGCGTTACCTGGCCGAGTGGTAACGCAGTGATACAATCATCCAATGACCACCGAAAATAATCAGCGAGTGCGGCAAGCGAGAAAAGCCGCTGTTTATCGAGCCAAATTGCGATCGGACCCGGAGCGACTGGCGCGGCATCGCGCGCATCACACCGCTTATCTACGAAATCGACGAGCAGCGGATCCCAACTATGCGCGGCGGCGCGTGGCTGGCTACCGGGCAAAAGTAAACGCTGATCCTGAGAAACGAGCGCTTTATCGCGCGGGCCGCACTGCCTATATGAAGAAATGGCGGGCCGAGAATTTAGATAAATGGAACGCCATCCAACAGCGCACATTTCAAAAAATGCGTGATGACCCAATTCGACTTGCGAAATTTCTTCAGCAAGCCGCCAAACGGCGTCGCAAATGGCGCGCAAATAACAAGACAGCAGACGCCGAATATAGACTGAAAGTCTCGCTGGCCAAGCTGAAGATAGATCGGCCGACGTACATAAAGCTCCTTGAACGGCAGTCTGGACGTTGCGCCATCTGCAACGTACCACCAAGTTCAACTGTGCCTCTATGTATCGATCACGACCACGAGACCGGCCAAGTCCGTGGGCTACTTTGCACAAAATGTAATGTGGGTATCGGTGTACTCGGCGACACGGCAGAGCATCTGCGCAAAGCACTGGCTTATCTTTTGACATGGAACTCTGAGCGCACAGCTACTGCGATCCACGCGTAGATAAAGTGGCAACCTGGGTCGCCAGCTGTCCCAGCAGCGGTTGGGAGGCCAGCGAGCGGCGCATGTCGCGCGCCATATCAACGCCGTTGGTCGCAGCGCTTGCGACGTGAATGTCACCGATGTTGATTTCGTGCGTCGAGGTGCTAACGGTGTTATGCGTATTGTTCGCGGCCGCGAGCGCCCCCAAAGCTCTTTTACCATTTTCTTCAACAACCATCGCGCCCATCAAACGCTCCAACATAGATGGGTTCAAAACCACATTAGCACCAACGCCAAGCATCTTCGCGACCGCTTTGATGTAGGAACCGGTGTTGTTTTCGCCTTTCGGAGCCCAGCTGGAAATGATCGCAGCGACGCTGGTCTCGCCGCGCCGGTAGTCGAGCGCGAGCTGCCGGCGCATCGCGGTCATCCCATCGCCCCAGGAGCCAAAAACCGCAAAGCCTTGCGCGTCCTGTCCGGTCGCTCCGGGTTGACCAGCGTACTTAAGATTGCCCGGGTTCTTATTACGAATCCCACGCGCCATATACGGCTCAACAAGCCCCGCTACGGTGTTGGGCACACCGCCTGTCGCCAGCGCTGCAGCCCCGGTGGCGACCGCTTCGCCAGCAGCGACCACTTTATCTTTCGTCGCCCCAGCCCCGGTGAAAAAGTCCGCGATCTTCTTAATGCCTGCCGCTATGTCATCGTGCAGAACTTGAAATATCTCCAACAGCTTATCGCCAAGGAACGCGATGCCGTTGGTCACGGCGGTCATGAAGCCCTGCTCGCCGCCGTAGGCGGTCTCGGCCATGATGTCTTTCAGGATGTCGACCTTGCCGAGTGCCGCCTGGTCCGCGAGCGACTTCTTCATGATGTCGGCAACGTTCGCCGGGGCGCGAGCACTAACGTACTGCTGAAACTGGGCTGCTGTAGAGTCCGGGTTCGCGGCCAGAGCGAACATCTCGTCATTCATCCCGGCCTGCGCCGCCAGCGCGCGCAGCGCGCCCAAGGGCTTTCCACCGTGCTCGACATCGCCGAATTTGCGCTCGGCGGCCAGCGCGTGCACCCGTGTCAACAGTCCCTCGATGTCGGCGCCCTTCTGGAAATCAAACTTAACGCCCAAGCGTGACAGGCCGATCAATTGGCTGGTGGCGTTGCCGACGCCGATGCCCATGCCCATGATTGCGGTCTGCAAGGCCGTGACGCCGGCTATAACGGCCGCCGGGCTGCCACCAACAAACTTCGCCGCTTCGCCTAGCGCATAAAAATTCTTTGCCCCCATTCCCGTCAACATCCGCTGGCGTTCCAGCGAGGCGTTGACTGTGGCCATGTCCTTATTGAGTTCCCACATGCCGAAGCCCAACGCTCCGACTGCGGCGACACCGAGCCCAACGGGGCTCAGCAGCGCGCCGATGCCGCGGGTCACCGCTCCCAGCGGCGCGCCGATGCCGCCCGCGACCCCTAGGCTTTGCCCGAGGCCAGTGACCTTTTTCGATAGATCCTCAATCCTCGATATGCCGGAACCGACGCTGGTGCTGCGGGCCAGATCGCGGAAGGCATCGCCGACCGTCTTGATGGCGTCCGAGCCGCCCTTGCCGGCGCGCTTGGCGCGGGTCTCGAACTCCTGGATCTTGGTGAGCGCCTTGACCTGATCGGTATTGAACTTGGCGGTGTCGATCCCAAGCTCTAGGAACAGACTGTCGACGATAGTAGGCATGGCTCACCGCCCTCTGCTGGCACGCTTCACTGCCAGGTACTCGTTGTGCTGCGCCACCGCGTTGATCTCGAACAACGTCCACAGGTCCTCTAACCCGTAGATAGTCTGAAGCTCGTGCAGCGTTGCGCTCTGCGCTCCGATCACCGCGGCCACTACCGCGTTGACGCTGGCGGTTCTGACCTGCTTCTGGCGCCGCTCGCCTGAGGCGTCGAGTTCGGGGAAGCGGCCGGCACGAAAAAACCAAACATCAGCTTCAGCACCTCCCCTTTCAGCCACAGCCGCGTAACGAAGTCCTCAATATCCTGTTCCACCAACGAGCGGTTAATCTTTGGCTCAACGATCGTCACGCACGACATCAGCTCATCGGCCAGCTTGACGCCCAGGCGCGAAGGCATCTTGATCGCCTGACTCGCGATCGCGTAAGCGGTGGGGCCGGCGCCGAGCTGCAGGATCTCCGGAGGGATCTCCACCCCCGCGCGCCCCAGCCCAAACACCGCGCGCAGCACCCAGTGCTCGACGCGCATCGCGGGCCATTCTTTGAGATGGAAAACCTTGCCGGCGTCACGCCCCTCTTCGATCGTGACGTCGAGCTCCTTGAGCGCCATGCCGTCAGGTGCTCGTGGTCTGCCAGTTCGGGTTGGCGGTCATAGTAACCGTCAGCTCCTCGGCCACCTTCTTGAGCGGCGGCATGAACGGCAGTGTCTCGCAGTACACGTCCTCGAGGTCCACGTCGAGCCCGAGCGCCGGGGCGATGATCTTCATGCTCCCCGCGATGACATCAGTCTGCGCGTCCTGCGCCGCCTTCCAGGCGTAGAACACCGGGATCGAGTCGGAGTTCGCCTGGAACATCATGCGGAACTTGGTGAGATTGAACACGTATCCACCGACCACCTCCCCGTCCGCGCCGACGCGCGACTCGGTAAGAGTCGTCGGGTCGGGCTCCAGGATGTCGTTGACGGCGAAGTTCTGCAGCAAGACGCCGGAGCTGTAGACCCCGGGGATGGTGAGGGTGATTGAGGCATTCGCACTAGTGATCGAGCCGGCCATTGTTTAGGACTCCTTACTGGATGACGAGGGACGGCAGCGTGATGCTCTGGATACTCTCGCCGTCCTGGTACATCAGGATCGCGGGCGGCGACCCGCGGGCGGCGCGCACCGAGGCTGCGGTGCCTGCGGCATCGGTGTACAGGTAGTAGCCCTGGGCGATGATGGTGGGCGAAACGTCGGAGCCGACCAGGTTGATGACCTGCGCGATCTGGGAGGCCGAGAGGTTCACGCCGACGCGAATGGTGCCGAAGTTCAACGCCGCCAGTATGGCCGGCTTGCAGAAGCTCGCCAGCAGCGCGTCGCCGTCGCTGTTGTACGGCACCTGCCCGAAGGATTTCAGTCCATCAACGAGCCCGACCTGCAGATTCGAGTTGAGCACGATCTGCCCGAAGTACGTATCGGCCCACAGCCAGTCGCCCGACACCGACCCCGGTGTCATCCACTCCGAGTTATTCGCGGGGTTGTTGCTGCCGAAGGCCCCATAGATGTTGTAGCCGTTGGAGGTAACGTTGTCGTAGGTCACCTGGTCGTCGATGCTGGAGGGCAGACCCGAGAACCCCCTGAAGCACAATGTGGAGCGGCCGTTGCGCTGATTCAAGTTCCAGGAGGCCGCCCAGCCGGCGACCGCGGCCGCGTGTTGCGCGGTGCCGTATTCCGGGACCGTGCCGATAAACGAATTAGCCTTGAGCCACCCGCCGAAAGAAGCGGAGTTATTCGCCGTGTTATCCGCAACGTCCGTGTCCCACGAGAGGTAGGCGTAGCGCGGGGCCACAGAATTGGACCAGGTTGCGAACGCTTCTCGCTCATTCAGCGAACTAGCCCAGGTGGTGAGGAACGAGGCCCAGTTCTGAAAATTCGCGATCAGCCAGTTCATCTGCGTCGCGGGCACCGCGACCGCCGCGCCCTGCGACAGCGTGCCGCCGCTGCCCGCATCCAGCCCCACGCCCGCGGCCAAAGTGCCGGTGCAGTAGGTGATGGTCTCAGTAGCGCCGGTGCTAGTGGTGGTGATGAGGAACGCTTGGTGCAGCGTGTCGTAAGTGATGGTAAACGTGGGCGTGGTGAAGGCGGCCAGCATAGCCGCAGCAGCGGCAGTGAAGCTGTCACCGGTCAATGTGATCGAGGCGGAGGTGAACACGGTACCGGCGACCGTGATGATGAGCGTGCCGGAGAGCCCGTCCAACGCGGCCTGCGTCGCGGGCGTGCTGCTCGCCCCGAGCAACCACCCGGACACCGCGCTTTCCGCGTAGCCCAGGAAGTACAGCATGCCAGGTGTGGCCAGCGCATTCTCGGGCCCGTTGAAGTAGGAGGGCGCGAGCAGCGCCTCCGGGCTCGACGCGCCGAAGTAGGCGGCGACGTCGGCGGCGCTCGGGAACCCCAGCAGCTCGTTCTGCGGTGCATAAATACTTTCTGATAACACCACTGCACTGAGCGCCACCGCGGCGCCACCTGCGCTGATCACGCCGGGGATGATGTCGACGACGGCTTCAAATGGAATCGTGGGCATTTAATTGCTCCGCTAAATTAGTATCTAACTTGGCTTAAGTTCGTTTTCAGGCGACTGTTGGGACGCGCCAAAAGAAAAGGCGCCGCAGGGGCGCCATCGGGAGAATCTTGGGGTTACAGGGTCAGGCGGATGCTTCGCTTCCGCACCGGGCAGTGGTCACCTTCCTCATCCAACTCATAGTCGCTTACGCAGAACGACGTAGCCCAGCCCGGCAGACAGCAGCAGCGACCACAGCATGAGCGCATATACTTCTGCCTGCTGACGCTCAGCCTTGGCGTGAACTTCTTGCGCGGCCTTAACCAGAAGCGCAATGACGCACTCTTGCCGATAGGACTTCGGAGTCTTCATATCGTCATCGTAGATCGCGCATTCCGGTGCGACCTTGGCGATGTCCTCGGCAATCAACCCTGTCTGTCTCGTGGTGGCATTCGGGTCTTTGTTGCCGGTGTCCTTTAGATTGAAACTCGCCACGCGCAGCTTATCGATCTCAGGCAGCGCACTTCCTTTCACGTCTTCGACGTTCTCCTTGTAGCGCAGCGATGAGATCGTACAGGCGCTTGATTGAATAATCACTCCACCGCCGCTCGCCAAGCACAGAAAGTCGGCATTCGTTCCTGTCGTTAGATTGGCAATGACAAGTCCGGCTGTGGCCGAACTGACAGGAGTTAAAAGAATCCCATCGCTACCACCGCCGATACTTACTTGAGAGTTAGTTGTCCCGGTGCCGATGTTCGTAGTGTAATTACTGCTGGCATTCAGGTTTACAGTGCCTCCAATAGATGTCATTCCCGCTTGAGGCTGAAATAAGACTTGCGCATAAATGGCGGAACTGCCATTAAAGGCCATGGAACTGCTGCCATTGGAAAAAAGCTCTATCTCTCCGCCGCCGGCATTGTAAAAGCCTGTATTGGATGCCCCGATCTGGATGGCGTAAGCACCAAAGGTTCCAGCGGGAGTGACCAGCGGTCCTCCGATTGTAGTCGTGCCACCGGCTTTGTTTATGGTGCCACCAATCGTAACGTTGCCAGGAGTATCAATTGCGTTGAGAGTGGTAGCCGTCACGTTGGTCCCGGCAATAGGAGCAGCTACATAGAGATTGTCGAGATTGGTGATCGTAACGCCGGTATTGGTCGCTGCAGTGGTCGGAGCCGCGATGCCAATAGAAGCCTCCTCTGCCAGAGTGCCGCTAGCCGTGCTGCCGTCAGTGGTCGTATAAGCTGGGATTGAGATGCCATAGCCCGCTGTGCCCCATGAGTTCGGGGCCGCGAAAAGCGCCTGCGATGTGAAACTCAGAGGCATCCCGAGGACAGACGATGAGACCTCCTGGCTTCGATTCCAGACCGCGTCAGTCGGAACGCTGGTATTGGGATACAAGTAGGTCCCACGCATGAGAGTCTGCGTGGTCATGCTCATGGCAGTGCCAGACGCTAAGTTAATATTGCGCCACTCGATACCAAAGTCGGAACTGTCAGCGACGACAAAATTAGTGTCACCGCCGTAAAAGTCAACGCTGTCTATGAGAGTCTGCGTAC